CTTTATTACACCACCTTCTTGGTACTTCTTTACCATAGGGGTTCCGGTTGCCTTTGAATACTTAGAGGCTTGACGCATACCCTGCGCGGTATAAGGAAATTTTTTGCCACCTACATTGGGCATAACAACCTCCTTTATGCGTCAGCAAACGGTGTAGCAATCGTTCCAGAACCAAGCAACATTCCTTCAACAAAATATTGAGCGCTAGCAATTGCCGTTACACGAATATAACTCCCAGGATCACCGCCTTTAGTAGTACCATTCATCGTGATGACATCGTTAGAAGCCGCAGAAACCCACGTTTTACCTGTAGCCGCCGTGGTAATCCCGGTATACACCATACCAAGAAACTTGTCCGTTCCATCGGTTACAATATCCATATCCGTAGCTTCGGTAACCACCACGAAAGTGAAAGTTGCGCCAAGATTGTTGAGTTGATTGGGATCTGTCTCATCAGTGGGCGTTGTAACGTCAATAGAGGGCAACGTAAATACGCCATCAGCGTCATTGGTTAATAATATTTTTCCTGCGTGAGATGCAACGGTTAAAGTCGTATTAGCCGTTAAGCTAACGACACTCGGTGAACCAGCAGTAATGAATCCTGCAAGAGATCTAACAGGCCCTGAAAAAGTAGTTTTAGCCACTTTGTTACCTCCTTACCAAAGGTTTTGCCCTAGAGTCTTGGTAAGCGTCTGCTGGGGCAGTCGCTAGGGCTAATTTTCCCAGAAAAATTAGAAGGGGGTTATCCCCCCTTCTGAAGCAGCGCTTAGGCGCCAGGAGATCCAAACACACAACGAGGATCCGAGTACCCGTAGCTATAACGCTCACGAGCCTTGAATCGAACATTGCCTGTGTCAAAGTCTCCTTCCATCTTAGTGGACATGGGCATGCGCTCAAAATGGAGGAAGCCGCGAGGCGCATCCGTCTTGATAAACCATGCATCCGTATCCGTAAGATAGTGGTTGACAACATACCCTTGCGGCAACATCCCCATGTTTCGGGAAGCATTAATATCGTTGTCAGCCGTTGCTGGACGAAGAGTAGACTCAAGCAATCGATCCGAGACAAATTGTAATGCCGGCGGAACAATTAGTTTGAGGCCACGAACCGAGACCTTGAGACCACGCTCATCGACAAAAGCTGCGATGTCGATAAGAGCATTTTCAAGACTGGTTTCGTTCAGGTCAGAGGCGGTGGAAGGCTCATTGCGAAGTGTGTTACCGCTCACCAAAGGGTGATCAGTAGCACACAGCTCTATGCCGTCGCCGCCTGTAAAAGTGCTATCAAAAGCGTTGTTCAACGTAGCTGCACCCTTCACCTGTTTGGTGTTGGCCATGCTACGAGCCAAAGCTTTCGTGTAGCGTGAAGCAAGACGGTCGTAGAGATTATCCTCGATTGCTTCTTCCGTAATGGAGAAAGCAAGCGCGATAGTTTCATGCGTGTACCGTGCGGTATACGCCTCTCCAGCGTCATCAAACGACACTGCAGTACCTTCTGACTTAACCGGCGCTGCGCCGAAACCAGAAAGCATGACTTCCTCTTCAAAAGCACGTTCTGAAGATTCCGTCTCATAGACTTCTCTTGCTTCATCATCATACCTGGCGTATTCCAACCCAAAAAGGGCATTTAGGCCAGGCTCTAGTTCTTTAGCGAGTTGTGCTCTGCTAATAGCCATTACTCTGCCCTCCTATACGCCAGTTGTCGAAGGTGTGCCAGCAGCAATACTACCTTCCGGTGAGTTAAAGCTGTTGTTCAACCTTACGATGGCACCTACGCCAGCAGATGCGAAATCAGCATTGCTCGGGTCATCGACCCACCCCATGACCCTTAACTGTAAGGCCGCTGTGGTTGCAATTGTACTGATAGCCAATGCCGCTGACGACATGCCTGTTGTAGTAGATCCACTTGTACCACTGGAAAAATTTGCGTTAGCAAACACAGCAGCCCTTGCAGTAGCTTTACTTGTCCATGATGCGTCCGTTGCAACTACGAATAATTGCGCCGGGTCATCCGCGACAAAAGCTTCTACAGGATGATTGCTGTCTGCACCGGACCCAGGCCAATAATTTGACCATATGGTTTTTCCGGTAGTGCTAGACACATATTTGCACCCCATGAAAGCGCCTACCAAACTCACCGTACCACCTGCCGCAGCTCCTACCAGTGAAATATACCCCGTAGAAAGGGGAATAACTGGAGAGCCTTGATAGATAGCAGTGGAGTTGCCGTTGGCAATTTCATAAGGAGTATAGCCAGTTGTACCAGTAGAGTTAGAGCCTTGTCCTAGTTTAGACATCGGACGAAGGCCAAAAGCTCCATTGATATTAGCCATGTTTTTCTGCTCCTAGCCCTCTTCTTTTTGAGGGCCACCAAAAGTTACACTAGTTTGCCTGTCAGGTTTACTGATAGGCATTGCAGGATGTTGTTCACGCGCTAAGTCGTTATCAACAGCCATCATTTGATCGCGGGTCATGCCCCGGAAATACGTGCTGCGTTCTTCAAC